AACATAGACAGTTTAACTGGTTGGACTCCCCAAACTGGAAGTACGTTATCCGCTTATAAGGTCAACACTAACCCTGACTATATTGCAGATAAATTGTCTGGATCTGTTATTTTTAAGATTCCAGTGGGTAACCTTAATAAATATATAACCAAAACCATTTCGGTGGATGTCTCTGGATATGATGAGATAGTCTTTTGGGCTTGGAGTAGAAATAAGGCGGGGCTGGAGTTTAAAAAGTCTACAGACTATTCGTACAGCATAGATTTTGGGGGTTCAGTCTCATACTACACACCAGTAAAATCTCCAATGACTATGGTCATATTATCGTGCGAAGGTCTTACCGGATTAACTAGAATACGAATCACAGCCCTTCATAACGACGAAGATTACCTATTGTTATCTTCTATAGTAGCTGTTAAGGAACAGAATCCTTATGATGCTTTTACGGGGCTACAAACTGCTATCCTTTCGGAAACGGCAGCCAAGTATCCCGATGGGTTAATCTTAGGAAAAACTACTGCCATTGCGGGGTCTAAGTCACTTCCCGTTATATCCGGAGTTAGGGATTTTCTTGAAAGATATGCTGTAATAAAAATAAAAGACGGAATCAATTCAGAGATACATCAGATTATTGGTAACGATGAAACAAACTTTTCTTTCGGGTCTTTGTATTCAGGTAAAACTTTAGTTAATTCATACACTAATGCAGATATATACTTGCAAATTCCAGTGGAGTTTGGGCAAGATACTATAGAAATTCGATTACCCTCTATTACAATAAATGGGATTACACCTGAACTTATTCGTCGAGGGTCTGCATTGGAGGATGTTTGGGATACTAGAAAAAACGACGACACGATTCAATCCCGAAGGGAAGGTGCTATATTTAAATACAGATTCTTATTGGATTGTGAAGCACGACACGATGAAATATTGGCTATCTTATCAGAAATAGTCAGAAAGTTTCTAGCTAAAGAAACTCTTTGGATTAACAATAAGAAGTATCGTATGGTGTGGGAGGGTATTCCTACAGAGATTATGCCCACAGAAGCTTTTGATATAGTTCCAAAGATACAGTATCTATTATCTATAGAGATGATAGAAGGTCTTTATGCTCGACAGACGTTAGTAAAAATAGTGGACAGCAATTTAACTGTCAATGTAGATTAAAATAGAGGTAGCGAAGTATGACAAGATCAAGAGAAGTGGATGAATTGGAAGTTGAAGATATGGAGATACCGGAAGCTCCTGCCCTAAGAGGAACATACGAAATAACTTTTAATCAAAACAGAAGTTTTGAATTAACTATTAGTCGAAAAACCTTTTTCTTCGAGCCGTATTCTAAGGAGACTTTGACAGAGATAGAAATTAATCATCCGGATTTTAAACAACAATCTCAGTATTTCAATGTAAAAGAAATTTAAGGAGGTCTCAATAATGAGGACACTCGGAGTACAGGGAGAGAATCTCCCTTCTAAAAAGAATTTGGTAGTGGAAGCCTCCGATTTTTTGATTGGCGGAATCATAGGTAAATTCGAAAGATCATTTGTAAAGGCATTCGTTGTTCAGAATATGAAGCAGTTCCAAGAAATATTTGGAGTGAATGCGAGTTCTTCTTGGTATGGCTTTGACAGCGTTAACCTGTTTTTTTCAAATGTAGTTGGAACAGACGCAAAATTGTATGTCAAATCTCATGTAGGCAATACTGGCTCCGCAATTGATGCAGTACAAGCCACCGCAACTATAGCGGATATTGACGGAAGTCCGGAGAGCACTTTAATCTTTGGTTCCGCATATATCAATAATATAGAGTATGGTGTTCATGGGAACCGAGTTGGATACACTATAACTAATGGATCAAGATTCACCACTGCATGTAACGGAGCGCCCCTTACAAGTGACTATTTCGTGGTGTTGAACAGTGTATCGGGTATAAAGATTGGGGATCTTCTTAAATTTACGCACGTATCAACGTATGTATATCACAAAGTTACTGGAGTAGACGAATCTACAAATAAGGTGTCCTTTGCAATACAGTTTGGGGATGCCACTTTCGTGGACACTGATGTATGCGAAGTCATGGGTATCCGAGTGCAGGTCTGGGAGAAGTCTTTATCCGGAATTGTTAAAGAGGTTGAGACCGAACTAGGTAAAATCTATTGTACTCTTGAGCCGGAAGTTAGTGATTACTACATTGATAATGTGTTTGCGCAACATCGATTTATGAGAATAACTTCTCAAACTCATACACACACACTTAATTTGAAATATCCAGCTAATGTGACCACAGTAGCATACCTTGCGGGGGGTACTGCGGGAACGTCTCCAACAACTTTGGCACATTGGACTTATGGAAACCAGACAGCATTTGATTCTTTACCCGTGAGATTCTTAACAAACTGCGAAACCACACTTGCAACAGTTCATAAGGCACTAGAAACTTACTGTCAAGCAAGGTGGGATAATCCCAAGGTTATCGTGAATTGTACCAGTAACCAATCAATATCCCAGTTAACTGCTATTGGACAAGGTTACCAAAGATCGGATGCAGTGCTTACTGTCCTTGTTGCTCACTGGCTTCAGATAACCGATCCTTTTGCAACGAGTGAAATTGCGCCCCTAAGAAATGTTCCTTCAGTTGGAGCTGTGATGGGCGCTTGGATAAGAACAATAGGAACTCTGGGAATTCACTATATTCCAGTAAAACAAACATCGTTGTTTGGAGTATCTGGACTAGTGGGGACACAATTCTCATCGGATACAGATAGAACCACCCTCGCTACTGCGGGAGTTAACTGTATCGAATATCTTGCAGGTTACGGGTATGTCATAAGAAATTTATTCACTGGCTCAACCGTTACGGAGTTTAAGTTTGCTAACGGACTTATGATGAGAGAGATGATTAAAGTGTCTGGAGTGGACAGCTTAAACGGATCAGAGAATCAGCCCAATGCATTTAATAGGATACTCGAAGATAAGATGGCCATGATCACTTTTTTAAGAAGACTTTGGGATCAAGGCTCTACCGGCTCCGTTCCAAGAGGAGAGACCTTCGGAATTTCAATTAACTCGGATGGATCACCAACAAGGTTTGAAGACCATGTAGAGGTTATCGCGGATATCGTAAATAATCCTTCAGATAAGATCGCACTTGGGGAGAGAAACATTGACGTATACTATACTTATCCAGCTCCAGCAGGTTCTATAAGAATCCGAGTTGGAATCATGCTGAAGTAAGGAGAACATAAAAATGCAACAATCATACGACATGGCAGAAAAGGTTCGAGTAAACATCGACGGAGATGAGTTGGCGGGATTAGTAAATTTCGCAGAACTAACTTTAGAAGTAAACCAAATAGAGGTTCCAGAGTTTGAAATAACTCGGCTCATAGACTCCGGGGTACGGAAGATCCCTGCAATAGAATTAACTTATAAAATTTCTAGAGAATCTAAGACATTGAAGTTTTTACAAAACTGGTTCTTTAATCGAGAAACGCACGACATGACCAAGGTTCGAGTCGATGCTGGAGGGGTGGAGTTTGCTAGGACATTGTTTCCATCGTGTAGGTGCGTTGGATATACGGAGCCACCTTATGATGCCTCGAGTCCAACATATGCTCAGTGCAAGATAAAACTTGCACCTTGGGACATTTTTCCAGTACAGGCATAAACCTGTATACCTTGTAATATTAAACCACCTTTTAAGGGTAACCCTTTTGTACGGGGAGTGTATTTTAAACTCCGTACAGGAGTCCCTGTAAAGCGGTAAAAGTTCTAATTTAAGAATAATATATAGAAAGACACATAAAACCATGTTTAGAGGATAGACACTATGATCGTAAAATTACCTATACCAATTTATTCTAATAATGAAGTGTTCAGTACTTCAATAGAAATTAGAAAACCAAATGCCGGATGTATTGCGGATACAAAAAAGATCTCCGACACAGGTGATCATTATGGGGCAATAAACTTTTTTATTGCATCTTGTACAGAATCAATTGAGACGAGTAGCGGAATGATTACGGACAGAAGTGTCATTAAGAATTCTGTCCGTAACATGCCATATCGCTCTGCAGAATATGTATTCACACAGATAATGTTACTTCGGCACTCCG